ACCTTATGGCTGACGAAATGGAACGCATTGAGAAAGCTCTAGAGGGCAATGGCCTCGCTCTATCTGCGGTCGCAGAAGTACTCCACAAAATGGATGCACGACTTGCGAAGGCAGATGAGGATGAGGAAGACAAGAAAGAACTAGAAGAAGCTGCTGTTGAAAAAGCCGCCCTTGTGAAAGAACTTGCAACTGAAGTTGCTAACATGCTAAAGGCAGATCAGGGTATGGATGTATCTGGTGGAGAGCGTAAAGCTAAGACCACTGGTGGAAGTTCATCTAATGCCGATGATTCCGAATCCGCTGCGAATATCAATACAAAGATAGACCAGCAGCAGAACACGATTCAGGCTATGCGAAAAGAAGGCGACGAAGAAGAGGAAGACGACGACGATAAAGATATCGAAGAGTCTTATTCAAAAGATGATAAAGACGAGGACGATAAAGATAAGTATCCAGTAGCGGAAAAAGCTGCTGACGCTGAAGAAGAAGATGAAGACGAGATAAAGTCTATGCAGAAGGAACTTGATTCCCTACGCAAGCAACTTGCTACCCTTGAAGGTGGGATGGAAAAGGCTATTGAAAAAGAGTCAGAAAACCGTCTACGCAAGATGGGCTTCCGAGAAGAGACTGGATTGGTCGCACCGCAACAGATCACACACCCGCTTGGAACTGATGGCACTACCCCAATTGTGAAATCAGACAACCCAGTCGAGGCTGTAGATCAACTCACTAACCTTTCATATGGAGAGCTTCGTAGGCTCCAAATGCAGATACAGGCTGGTGACACCGACGGAGTTCCAAGAGAACTTCTTAACTAATTACTATTAAAGAAACAGGAGATTGAACGATGGCTAATCCTTCATTAAGTGAATATCTTGCTCAGTCCCAACGGGGTCTATACAACTCCGTTTTCGGCCCAGAGTATCTGCAAAAGCAGACATACTTCACGGTCGATAGTGCTACAGGCATATTCAACACTACCTATGGTAGAAAAGTATGGCAAGCTTTGAACAACCAAACCCGTTTCTTCAACGCTATCCCCAGAACTGTCTGGGGTAGTACGGCTGGTTGGCGTATCAGATCGGCTAGGTACCGGGATAACACCCGCTCCAAGCCCATTACTGAAACTGGTAGCCTTCCAACCGTAGACGTTTCCAAGATCGAAACGGTCTCTAGCTTGCCTAGGATCGTTTCAACTACGTTCGGTGCATCTGTGAAGTCAGTCTTCACGGCGCAACTTGAAGGTGGTATTGGTGATGTTCTTGCGATGGAGAACGAGAATGCACAGCTTGACCACGTAAAAGAAATCAACGAGGAACTGACCGCTGGTTCTTCATACCTTGTCTCTGGCGGTGGCGCAACCACATTTCAGGTTCCAACCGCCGTTTCTCATCACTACAAAATTGGTGATGCAGTTTCGACAAACGATGGCAGCGCAGAAGGTCGAACTTCTGGTACAGCAGTTGAATCAATTAGTACGTCAGGGGGTACCGCAACTGTAACCGTTGCCACTGGTACTGCCTTTGCAGATGGTGACACAGCCGACATTTACAGTCGTGCTGGTTTTACCTCAATTGAAGACATCGTACAGGAAGATGGTGTCGTTACTGGTGGCGCTACTGGTGGCGCAAAGGTTCGTGCATACGACCTTACGTTCTCAGGTCGTGTCGCTGGTACTTGGAATGCAGCCGCTCATGTATCAGCTAACTCTGGTACTTCGCGTGATCTGTCATTGAACTTGGTAGATAACTGTATCCAGAACATCCGTACCAATGGTGGTGAGCCAAAGCTTATCCTCCTTGGTCACGATCAGTACTTCAAGCTTGAGCGTCTTTTGAACTCTCAGCAGAGGTACATGGGACAGGAAGAGTATCAGGTTGGTGTTGGTTCGGAACGAACGTTCCCCGGCACTCGAACTGGACTAGTCCTAGCAACTTATCAAGGCATCCCGATTCTTCCGGATGCAGACATTGCTAAGTCTGTCGCAACCGACGATACGGTTCTTGGTTCTAACGTCCTTGTTTTGGACACTGACTACCTTGAAATCGCTGTAGCCCAGCCTACTCAGTATGTAGAAAACCGTGACTACTTCGCAGCTAATGCGCTAGTGGTTCGTGGTCTGCTCTACACGATGGGTGAGCTTCGCTGCAAGAACTTCTTTACGCAAGCTAAGATCACTGACCTTAGTTCCTAAAGAATAATAGGGGGGCGGCTTTCTGAGCCGCCCCCATCTTTCGATAAATGAATGTAAAGTAATGTAATGGTGAATAATGAGAAGTGTGTATACAGGTGGCGTGTTGCAAAGTCTGGATGTTCAGACTAAAAGAATGGTTGGTGAAGTGATGAATCTTATAGAGGCATCATTACCTGACTCTGTTGCAACAAGTGCTTTGAAGAAATCAATCAAGCAAGCCATGTGGCGCACAAATCGAAATGTTCAAGATGATGTGAACAGCATGTCTTTCATAAGTGAGGACACAAAGAATGACAAAACATACGTTTAAACTATCTGATGTTACGGAAGATACTAGGGAACTAGCCCGTACTGCATTAGGTTATGACTGGAACTATTTCGCAGATGCTGAGACAATTCTTTTCGGTAGTACCGATGAGACTGCCTTCAGGATGCAGAACATGACTCCCGGTACTGGTATCTCTACTGGTACAGGCACAGTCTACAAGGCTAATGTAACCGTTGCAGGAGATTTGATCAAGACTGAAATTCTCATAGATTTGACTGGATTGAATTCAGGAGATGCTGACGGGGATATTATTGGTGTAGCTGATACAGCTAACTCCCATTTTGGTCAGATTACTGCTGCTTTGAACGGCACAATTATCGCAGGGCATCTCGAATGTTTCGAGTCCCCTACTGGTGGTGAACCTGACATTGATGTATACTCAGCTACAGAAGCTACCGGAACAGAAGAAGCTCTTGTCACAGGCTTAACTGAGACAGCTTTGCTGGCAACCGGGGCAGACTGGACGTTGACCAAGCAGAAGATGGCTCTTACGGCACTTCCTGCTGCTGATGAGTATTTGTACCTAGCTGCTTCTGGCGGCTCTACAAATAATACATACACCGCAGGAATCTTCCTGCTTACACTTTACGGTCAAGAAGCGTAAACAATTAGATAGCCACCCCCCAAATTAGGGGGTGGCTACTAAAGATAGGGGTAATATATGGCATCGTCTGACCCTTCGGAAGTAAAATTAGCGGTTTACGCAGAGCGCTTAGATCGCTATATAGAAACGCAAGCGGCTTTGAACAAGTCGCTTGTTGTAGGTTATAATAATATACAGAATGAAGTTGAGGACATCCAAGTATGGCGAAGTAAAATATATGGAATAAAAACAGCCTTTGTTGCTGTTGGATTCCTTGTCGTACATCTAACCCTAATCATTGGCTCTCTTGCGGGAATCAGTTGGGTAAACACTAAATAGGAGAATAGTATTGTCAAATCAAAGAAACCATGAATGGGCTAGTTGGGAAGTTGATCCCAGCACTCGTACTAATACACATGCCTTTACGAAGTACTATCCTTTTAGAGATGCCTCAGTAGCTAACGATGCGGTTACTACCATCCTATCAGTAGATCGAGGAGTACCTTCAGTAAACCTTGTAACTAACCCATCCATTGAAAGCGCCACGCTTTCAATGTACACAGTTTCTACAGGGGCAACATCAGGTTCGGGGTCGGCAATCTCGCAGAGTTCGTCTCAGGCTTCAACGGGGTCTAACTCATTGTTAGTAAACCCTGATAACTCTGCCGCAGAAGAAGGATTTTTCTGGACAACCCCCAGTATGGCTGGGGCGGGACACAACAACCAGTCGTGGTTAGTAGCTTCGGCTGAAGCTTACGGAGCGTCTGATGATGTAGAACTAGTCATTCAGAACTCTTCTGGGGTAGACCTTGCAACAAGCTCCACCCTTACGTTATCCACAAGTTGGACACAGATGAGCGTAGTATATAAACTCCCGCCAGCGGGGGCTGCTTACAGGGTGGCAGTTCGTACCGCCTCCCAACACAACACCAACTTTTATGTAGATAAAATCCATGTGGAAGAAAGGCGTGGGGACAGTAACATTCCCACTTATGTTGATGGGGCGCAGGGATTGAATTACGAATGGACTGGAACGGCTAACGCTTCTGCATCAAAACGCCGTGCAGGGATTTCTGTAATCCGTGGAATCAAACTTCGGAATGAATCTGCTACGGCAGCAGATATTATATACATAGGATTAGATTGTGATGCTTCCGCTACTACTGGAATTCCGGTACTAGGTGGAGACACATTTGAAACTAACTGGCCTATAGATTTTAGAAGTAAGGTGACAGTTTTAGCGGCGCAAAATACCCCAGCGGCTCACGGAGTAATCTGGGGGATTCACCAAGGATAAATATATGACTTTGGTTATTGACTCGAATAGAAATATGTACGATCTTATTGCTGATGATGCGGAAATCATTTCGTTAGAGAAAGCATCGAAGCGCCCTCTTGATAAGGAGGACATCTCAAAAGCTTTAGATGAATACAAACGACTGTTCAAGGCAGGGATAAGTTCGCCCGGAGAGCTAATGACTCTAGCACGAGCGTATCCAGATAAGAAAGAATACATACAGGCGGCACGAGATAAAGGATTATTTGATGATGGTGGGGAACCAATGATTGTTGGAGGCCCCGCCTCTGTGGAATTAGTAGACCGTGAGGGCCATCTAATCACGACCAAAGCTTTATCTAAAGCCTTTGATAACTATATGGATAATTTCCGCACTAGGAACACGATGGTATTACATTCCGATGTCCAAGTAGGTTGGGCTTTACCAGCGTACATCTCTAAGGCGGGAAATATATATAAGTCTGGGGTTGACCCTGACGGTTTGTTCTTCATCACGGAATTACGAGGGGACACCCGTATTGCTAAACGAGTTATGGAACAGATAAATGATGGCAAGCTAAAGTCCTATAGTATTGCGGGGAGTGCTACAAAGACCCAGAATATGCAAAAGGGTATGGAATCGTACATGCAAGTAGATGACATGGAACTGGCAGAGGTTACCGTTTGTGAGAAAGGGGTCAACCAAGGAGCCAATTTTGATATACTTAAAGCTGAGGGGGGGCGACCTACT